AGGTTCTCCTTGAGGATTTCAAATGAATTCGGGAATAGTAACTTCGCTTCTTCTGCGATTGCTTTGGCATATGCTTGAATCTCAAATTGAGCATCAGGCTTATCCCTTAGGCTTGCGAAGTGTGCGATAGCGTGAAGGCTTGCTGTCCAGTAGAACTCCGTATACATATTCTGTGGTAGAATCATACGGGCTTGTTCTTTGGCTACTCCTTTTTCAATCAGTTCTTGGTAGTTCTCGTATGCGGTGAAAGTTGTATCTTCTAGAAGTTCGAGTTCCTCCGAAAAAGTTTCTTTATCGGTTTCTACGCTTGCTTGCTTACTAGATTCGTGCTGCTTTCTGAGTGCATAGGGAATATAGAATTCGGGTTTGATATCTACATAGCGACCTGAAATCTCATTCCAACCGTGGCTACCGTGGTCCCCCATACTGTAGTTTGAACCTACAATATGCTTGTACCATTGGTTGCGAACAAAGAGAGGACACTTCACATGAAAGGTAATAAAGCAATGCCTAAACGGACTTGTGTGTTTGTGCTTTGCGAGATACTCAATCAGCTTCTTGTCCTTCTCCTCTAGTTCTTCCTTGTACGCACCATAGGACACTCTTGCGGAGTTTACTACGGTAAGGTCATTCCCCATAGAATCGACTACATTCACGAAGCCGATGTCGTCCCCTAGAGGATACCAGGAAAAATCTTCTTGTTCAATCATTGTGTTGCTCGCTTTGGAAGTTCAGAGATTTTGGGAGGTTCGATACTCAATTCCTCAACCTCCCAACTCTCACTAGGTCGATACCCACCGAATTCTAAGTAACTAGATAGATTGCTACCACCACCTTTTTTAGCCTTAGCGATAGCGTCATCTTCCGAATCAGCGTCTACCATAACAAACTCATGGGCATAGCATTTCTTGATTACAACATACTTCATAGTATTAGTTCAATTACGATGACTACGAGAACGATGTTAAGAAAAATGAAAATTTCTCTTTTTCGCCTCTTTTCTTCTCTTTCTTTAGGACTCAAGTTTCGACACCCTCTCAGAAAGAAGCCTCAGTTCTGCTTTAATCTCAGCAATGTGTCTCTCGTTTCTGTCTCGTTGGTTTCTCCTCTTCATTCTTCGGTATGATTTCTCGTTCATACTTGAAATCGAAAAAGAAATATAGACAGCTAACAAAGATACAGAGACAATGGCAAATCCAATTTGCGTTACAAGTTCCATTAAGTTAGTTCCTCCAAGAGTTTCTTAACATTAGCATCTCTTTGTTCGGCAGATGCTTCTTCCGTAGTGAGGGAAGGTCTGTTCTCCCAATCTTCAAAAATTGAGTCTTGCTTCCACGCTGACGGTACTTGTCCTCGTTGGGACACACTTCCGTCAGCACCAAAACAAGATGCGTATTCTCTAACAAGTGCGATGGATTCTTCCAATCCGTCTGCATATTTCCAATCTGCATCAGTTACAACCTTGCTGTCAGCGAAGTTGACAACATGATGCAAGGCTTTCCATAACCTTTCGTCAATAGGGTTTTCGATTTTCATTTGTTTAGCTGTTATTCTCAATTAGTCTTTCCAAATACCATTTGGCTTTCTGCAAGTCCTCAACCCCGCCTTTATATTTGTATCGAGTAACATACTTGATTACATTTCCTTCGCAGAAGTTCATATCCCAAGAGAAGATGTAATCAGTAGTTTCGATACCTTTATTATAGTGCGGGGGATGGTTAATTTTGTCGTTATTTTCCATCATTCCTCGTCTCCCCATTCACTGTGTCCCATAAACGAACTCCATTGTTCGTCGGTCATGGCTACATCAAGAAAGCACTCTCCTCCGTGGAACATCATCTTTCCTCCTTCACCTCCTTCTTCGCCCCACTCAATCTCAAATTCGATATATGGGAATTTGCGAGATACTTTGCTGAACCACACAACAGGCGGACCCCATGCAGTATCAAAGCAATAGCTGGTGTAGGAATCAGTATGGTTCAGTTGTTCTTCGTAGCAATCCCATTTGGTTCCCCAATTCTTGTTAGACCAAGAATACCAATCGCTGTTTGAGCGATTCTTGGCATGGGAAGCAATATGTTTTTGAGGCATAGGAACTTGTGCATGAAAAGAAAGTTCTTTGTAAGCTCCTTTCTTCTCCGTATCGCCCCATTCAAAACCTTTGTTCTTATCCACAAACTCTTGTCTGTGTTTGAAGTCTCCTTTCAGGGTTAAAACAGTGGTGCAGTGATTAGGCATTGCTCTTTACTCCTCGGCGCACCACCTGACGGACATGGTAGGTTTGCTTGTCTCTACCATCATACTTTCGGTGGTAAATGCTGATACCTTCTTTGTCCTTCAGCTTCTCAAAAAACTTCTCGACTTTGTTTTTGTTCTTACTAGAGAACAGGGTTTTAAATTTTGTGTGTCTTTTTTTCATCGTGTTTGTACGGGTGGTAATTGTGGTGAGCGGTATTTGGAAATCCACTCGGGTGGTTGTGTGTAAAAGTATCTGAGGTTTGGTTTGTTAGCAAAGAAGTTACGATAAGACTCAACTAGGTTATCAGTCTTGTATTCATCAGGCATACACAATGGCATATTAGTACCGTGGTCTTTGATAGGAAACTTATCACGAAATGATGGTTTTGCGACTAAGGTTTCCATGTGATTCAAAACATCATCACAGCCATGTGAAACTTTGTTGTGTCTGCGACAAAACTCAGAGCGTAAATAGTAACCGATATGTAACAAGTTATTGAAGTTGCATAGCGATTCTCTAGCCCATATAGTCATGGGGTGATTCATAAATGATTGCTTGTAACGAGTATGTTCACCGAGCAACTGTGCGTTTGTTGATAACATTTGGCACGACTCGATAATCATTTTGTTACAACGAAAATCGTCATGTGAGATAGCTGATTGTTTCCAATCAATATCTTGGTCATTACCTTCAATGGGGAAAATATTCATAGCGGTTATTATACCATAGCGGTGCTATGTTGTCAAGCTAAAAACGATTAGCTATTCCTCATCATCTAAAGTTAGAAAACCGAAAGTGCAATCTTCGTAAGACTGCTTCATACTTTCAAGAGTTTGAATAGCCTCACTCAGTTCTGCGCGTTCTTCTTCCGTGTTACAACGAGCCTCAAGGTCGGTCAATGCTTCAATAGCATATTGCAACGCTTGTTCGTCAGACATAGGTTCGTGTTCGGTATCAATCATGTTATTTGTTTTTTTGTTTGCTGATTAAGCTCCCCAAAACAATGGAGTTCAGGAAGGTGATTATTGTGATGAACAATAAATCGAATTGGTGTTTCCAAGCATAGTAGCACATCAGAAAGAGTGTGCCTCCTAACCATACTATAGGAATTAAAGTATCTGCTATCTTATTCATCATAAGATTTTAGGGTGTATCGTAGCCGCTCAAGAGTATGTTTGATTTCAGATTTACTTTTGTTTAGGTTGCGACATAAGCGGCTGATATTAAACTCCCCACTAGGCTTAATGATTTTAGAATCTTGCTTTACTTCTTGCAGGATACTTAACATATCACTATCAAGGGTTTCGTTTCCAAAAGGCTCAAAACTCTCAACAGGATTAAAGACTTTATCTTTAAGAAGTTTCTCGTCAATAGTTACTTGCTTACGCAAAGGTGCGCGACGAATAATCTTTTGTCCGAGACAGTTCTTTCTGTTCCACAAAACAGTTTTGAGATACTTATCAAAGTGTGCAGTATCTTTGTATTCATCAAACGGAACAGTAGCAGTTTTATCAAACATTTTTACAGTATCCATCATCGCAATACACAGTTCTTGATAACTATCATCATGGTCATGCGTAATTGGGTCGAGTCCGATACGGTAAGCAATATGATGCAACAACTTCCCGTATTTTTCTTCCAACCATTCCCATTGTTCGTAAGAGAGATTATTACTCATCGAAAGTTCCCTCCAACAAAATACGACGCAACTTCAATGCTTCTGATTTATAGAAATTGATACTATTCAAAGTCCAATCGTCGTTGCGCTTAAACTCTGATTTTTCTACGAGCTTCCAAGGAATATGAGGGTATGACGCGCAAACATAGTTTACGGCAGTTCTATCAGTAGGCTCAGACATTCCATTAGCTACCGCCAACCAACTTGGGTCAAATTCGATTCGATTATTTTTCGCCCATTCTTGAGCAAGCCCAATAACATACTCCTCCCAAGGCTTAACGGGAGCGGGAGGCGTAGCAGAGTTTTGCTCATTAACATATGCCCAATATCTTTCAAGGGCATGAAACTCTGAGTCGTACTTACTTACATTGTCGTTTTCCATAAACTCAACAACACGAGGGTCAGAGGTGTATGCGTGAATACCTTTCTCAAACTCGATGTTGTTAGAAGTTACTTCATTTAGCACAGAAAACCACTTATTGCCGTACTCAGTAATGACTTCAACACCTTTGTTAAATAAAGTGGTTTGCACACTATTTAACATATTATTGTAACGCTCAGACAAAAAGTTATCCTCCAACTCATCAAAAGAAAGTTGCGGAACCCCGACCTTCCCGATTTCTACGGCATCCATTTGCTGTTCATGCATATACCAACACAAATCCAATAAGTAGATATAGTTAGGATGCCGAAACTGGGATGCGTTACCTGTTTCATCGTCAATAAAAAACTTATTGCGGTCGCCTTCGTAGCTTTGCTTACCACGATTCACCTGCAACAACTCCTCATAAAGTAAACCCGTCGTAACTAAACTACGGTTGTTTAGCCGACAAATCTCTTGTCGCTTATCGTCAATGATAACCACATTATCATCAGGAGAAACAAACTTACCCATAAAGAATTTATTTAGTTTTTCACAAGCGTCGTTCATTAAACTAGACTTATGATAGGTGTAAGAGTCTCGACGGAGGGTATACATTTCGATAATATCCAGAATACGACCTCTTCGAGAAGCCTGATAGTTTTTTAGTTGTAGTTTACGCATATTCGTTTAGCAAAGTGTTAAGGGTCTTAAAAAATTCTACATCGAAGGTTTCATCGTTTGCAGAAACAGCATTTTGTCCATACATATCTTTGATACGAGTGTTATCAGAATAAGCATAACCCTGTAAGTAGATTGTAGTATTGGGAACACCACGAAGATACTTAATACGCAATGCTTTGGTATCAGCATCACAAGCCCTGTAAGATTTTACATGACACGGGTCTTCACGATATTCTTCGATTTGTTCCCTCGGAATAAATTGGTGAACAACCTCTCCGTCAGTTAAATTCACAACAACCATGTTCTTGGTGGTGAGGTTCTTCCTTGCCCACGCCATGAGAGCAGGAAGCAAAAGAAATTCGGGAGTATAACTACCCGTAGAACGACCATCCACCTTAAGGGGTGCGGAAGTGCTTAGACGACAAAGTTTATCCCAATCGGTATCGTTCTTAGTGTTAGAAAACACTCTCGACAGAATAGGAACATACCCTTTAACAAAACTGTTAAAGCATTGTCCCGCATCTGTTTTAGTAAACACCTCCATCTTAATCTTATTACCTAAGACAGCCTTATTTGCTTTTGCAAACGCAGAACAAATTGCACCACAAACTTCGATGCGAGACAAGAAACGGTCATCGCCACATTTTGCTTGCATACTTCCACTAGCATCAACTAAAAACACGAAAGTCGTATCCGAGTTAGGAGTGCTAGTCTTTTTGTAAAACACATTATCGTCCATCTGATAACGGTATAGCTTGCGAGGGTCTAGCAACCCACGGTTACTGCTATACTTCTTAGGCTTTTGTGATTCCAACAAAGAGGTCATGTTGCGGACGAACTTCCTAAACAACTCTTCTCGGTATTGGAACACGGCTTCGTTGTCATAATCAACAAACAATGCATCCTTATCAAAACTTAGAGTACCATGCTCTTTAGCCATCAGTTGTCCTCCTTTCTTTGGTAGTTCATCGCAGGAACACAGCTATCTTCGTAAAACCCAGTCTTGGAATTTTCAACCCACCTTTTTACTTCAGAAACCGAAGGAAACTGACTGTAATGAGTATCAACTAGGTTTTCACCTTTGCTGAAATTCCTGTTGAGGTATTTGGCTTGCTTACTGTGTGCCCCGTAAACTTTGAGGGCAAGAGCGTACATTTTACCGTTATCCTCGACCACGCAAGAGAAATCTTCTTTGTAGTCATTTGCAATGGTGGACTCAATTTCGGAACTGTATTCCAACAAGTCCGAGTCCGTAACATTTTTCAACTCTCCCACAGTCATGTTTTTGGCATAACGCAGGAAGGATTTAGGGGTAGTTAGTTTAAGCATAGCAATCTAAAATTAAAGTATCGTAGTTTACGCCGTGTGGAAGGTGGTGTACCGATTCACGACAGGGAATATGTTTTAAGGCTTTGAACGCTTGAATCTCAGCCCATTGTTGGGGATTCATCAACAACTCTGTTGGTTCTTCTCCGTTGTTTTCATCATCGTTCATCGCGTTAAGCAAATCACGAATATCATCTTCACCAAAAGTATTTCTTACTTGGTCGGCTAGTTCATCGTCAAAAGGTGAGCAGTCAGAAGATTTTTTGGGTTGCAAAGCAAGCTCTCCATCTTCTGTGGCTTCACCTCCATCCTCTGATTCTTCAATGGAATCTGCAACAAGAAAATCACTAATGGCATTATCTGCCATCTCTGATTGTTCTTTAAACTTTTCCCAAAGCCCACCTGCATGGTCTTGTAACACTTTTGCAAATGCAGAAAAGGTTGGTTCGTAATACTGACTCGGTTCCTCGACAGCAACAATACGGTCTTTAGTAATGTTGTTATCAACAACCAACTGCGAGTGTCCAAGACCTTTCAAGTGAAACAAAGCGGTAAGGAAAGAACCAAACAATGAGTCCGTATCTAACTCGCCACTCTCAACCGCAGTCTTAAACTTATCAAAAGCAAGTTTCTCTTGCTTAAACCTATACTTGAGCAGATTCTTAGGTTGCATTTCGTCAATCCTAACATCTTCAATGGCGTTTAGCAACAAGAACAAATCACCAAAGTATTGGTAAACAAAACTTGAATACTGATGTTGTAATTTCCTTTCTACAATACCTAGAGGAGTAATTTCTCCTCCCGTCTTAAGCGCGTACCAAATAGACATCTTTTTGCCGTAGTGTTCAACTTCTACGGTTTTAAGAATACGCTCAAAATAAGGCATGATTCGCGCACAAATATCTGATTCTTTATAAGAATACTTAATGTGGTGCAATTCATGGATAACAGCAGAAATGGTTTCGTCCACACGACCTTCTTGTAACATACTAAGAGGAATAAAAACTTGGTCTTTATCCACCGATGCACAAGGAGTTCCCTCATACTTGTAGTCCACAGAAACATCTTTGTTTGGAACAAGGAAGTCTGCGTAATGACGCAAAAGGGTTTGCAGGTCGAACAACAGCTTGGGAGTAATGAAAGTATCTTCCATCCCCCCAAGCCATGCAGACATCAACTCCGCATCAGCTTTTACAGCTTTTAGCTCTACTTCTACGGAATTGCTCATTTTCTAGAAAGTTTGTTCAGAATCGTTTTGTGCGTACACACCAATGCTGTCTGCGAATTCTCGCAGGACATTAGCGTCATTAACGATAGTGCTAGAATCTTGTTCGTACTGCGACAAGATAGCGTTATCGAGAATATCTCGCACAGAGAAACCATCTTTAATCAAAGAAACGGTATCAATTACAGAACGAGTAGAAATACGAGTTCCAATTTTACCTTTGCCGAACAACGAATGCGAGTAATCGTAAACTTGAGACAAGGTTTTCAGCATAATGCTATCCTTGGGAGTAAGTTCTTCGTTAGCCTCAATGTAACTAACCATCTGCTCTCCCGAAATATAAGGAAGGTTGAAAGTCATAAAGCGGTCTTGCAACGCACGGTCTAGGGTGCGAGTAGAAGAATACTCCAAACCAATGTTTGCGGTTGCAATAAAACGAACACCGTCAGCCACCTTTACGGTTCGGCTATCTCCGTTTTCTTCTTCAATAGAGATTTCACGGCGATGGTCGAGAATCGGAAACAGGATGTTGAAAGCATCATCCGAAGCACGAGAAAGCTCATCAAGAACAATCAGAGTGTTTTCGGTCTGAACAGCTTTGATAAAGTTGGAAGGGGTAAACTTGGTGCTACCATCCTTGAGTTGGAAAAATCCAAGCAGAGAAGTACGAGCATCCTGAGTAGAACCGCAGTTCACTACTTCACAGTTCATGCCCAAGTTATTCGCAACTTCAAAGCAGTAGGTAGTTTTACCTGCGCCCGTTGCGCCCGTGAGCATTACATTCTTGCCACCCTTGATTAGAGAGTGAATCATCTTATCTTTTGTTTCGTCGATTACGAATTTCATGATTTCAACTTGTTGTTATGAGAAAAATTAGAACCTGTATCTTACCCAAAGGGGTGTAGAGTCGGTCGGTGAGGGTGGATTGTAGCACACTCCGAGCCGCAGGTCAAGCGTAAACCGAGAAAACTCAGCGATTTCTTGGAAAATAGCCAAATTGTTCGTAAGTCCTTGCCACCACACTACTTACGCTCGCGCGGGGGCTAGGGTATCAAACTCTTGACGGTTTGTCAAGTGAAATCGCTATAATTATTCGTAGGGAATGTCCCACATGGTATTAAGTTCATCAACAGACAAACCTTCATTTTCAAAACCACATAGTTCTCTCAACCTACTTTCTAAAAATTTATCATTAAAAGTTATTTTATCAAAAAACAACTTTCTTTCATAATAATCATCTAACATGAAAAGAAAAACAATGATAGCCAACATATCCCCATATCTTTTATCAGATGTGAAAGCATGAACATACTGTTGGCGGGTCTGGAATCCCAATAAGCTAATTGCGATATCTCTGTCTGCTTTACTGCATACAAGATTTACGAAAGGCAAGAGATGTTTTACCATCACACCTTCTTCTTCAGACAAATTTAACTTTAGCTTAGGACGCTTCATGTATTTCTTCAAAAGTATTTAGCGGTTTACCAATCAAAATACGGTTGGCAACGCTATGATAGTACGAGTGGAGATTCGGGATTTTATGAATCTTTTTCAACTTGTTGTATTTTGAATTCCCGAATCTCTATTTCACCTTCTTGTTTCGCGGCGAATGCTTGTGCGCTTTTCAAGGTTTTGGCAGAACCAAGCCACATAAAGCAATCACGAACATCGTCGGGTTCAGAATCTCGTCTGAATCTCCTAAGAATATTAAATCCTTGTTTCATGTATGCGGAGATACCATTTCCTCTTACTGACCAAATCATCTTGACTTATACCACCTTAAATGGTAGGGGATGAGGGAATCGAACCCCCAGTTTCCGCTTAGAAGGCGGAAGTGTTGTCCGTTACACCAATCCCCCATTTCATTTATATCTTTTAGCTTCTTTTAGTTGCTGTAATCTTGCGTGTTCGATAGCGTGACAGTTCCTGCAAAGAAGAAGGCATTTATCTAATTCACCTTCAATCTTTTCTTTGTTCTTGTCGAAGGAAGTGTGCCTGAACCTCGACAAAGCAAAGTCTTTTTCAGAAGGGTCGGTGTGGTGAAAGTCCATCGCGGCGTTGTGTTTATCGAAACCACAGTGTTCGCACTGTCCTCCTTTGTATTCCACGCAACGCTGCTTGAAAGCTCGTTGACGCCCCACAGTATCTTCGTTGTTACAGGGCTTACAGTATGAGTGCCACATTCCAACGCGCTTACCATTCGTTCTTTTGTAAAAATTCTCCTCAGTAAGAGGCAGGTTAGTTTTGCATTTACCACAGGTCTTGGTGTCCATACAATTATATAGTGTTAGAACACCGTGTAGTAACTGCCATTTATTGTTCTTTTTAGAGAGTTGGAGCGAGCGACCCGATTTGAACGGGCGACAATCTGCTTGGAAGGCAGAGGCTCTACCACTGAGCTACGCTCGCGTCCTGTGATTTGACTTATAGCTCCTCCTCCATGTCTCCTTCCT